GCGATACCGTGACGGTCAACAACTCTTTGACACCTCCGTCCGTTCCAGGGGGAACACCGGCTCCTCCACCTTCTAACGATAACCTCTTCGATGACGCCCCAGATGCCGTGAAGAAAATTCCGTGAATCTAATCTCTCCAAATAATAGAAATGGAACAGTATTTCCAGGAACCCACAAGTGCTGCCGTCATTGCTGCCGCCGTAACCATGGGGTACATATTCATCCGAAGCAAGATGAATGGCGACGAAAAGGTGAAAAATTCAGATTATTTCAAGCCTGCTTTTTTGGTCGGTCTCTTAGTATACTTTATTGTGAGCCAGGGTCAGGGCTCACATGGGTCAGTTTCAAAGGAACCATTTTGAAAACCTTAAAGAAATAAAGATTCAATAGAATATGGTGTCTTCCAGTGCATTTAACGAAATGTACTCCCAGTTTCTCAGTGAGCTCGCACAGACGTTCCCTGAGGAACCAGCTATTGCGAAAATGTTGAAAAAACACAAGGATGAGCGTACCTATAAAAAGGTTATGAATAAGTTGTCTCCATGGGCTCAGCAAATTATGGAGAAGGATTCCAAGTTTTTCTGTGAGGAGAATGAGTTTGTAGAGCAACTGAATCTCCACGAGCTTTGGAAGAAGGATGACGTGTCAGAGACGACTCGACAGGCAATCTGGCAATACATCAGCTCTTTGTATGGATTTGGAGTCACTCTCCAAATGATTCCACCTCAGTTTATGAGTGTTATCGAGTCTGAGGCTGAGAATTGCGCAAAGGGTCTTTCCGAGGCTGGCGGTGAACTCAACGAGGCTGCCATTATGAATGCGGCTCAGAACATGATGAATAAACTCCTCGCGGGAGGAGGTCTTCCAGGTCTTCCAGGAGCACCTCCCAAGAGACGGGCAAACAAAGGCGACTCTCTGTAAAAAATATTACCAAATACCAGAATGGATCCAAGGGAGATTTTTAAATCAGATGAGCTCCTTGAGTTTTGGCCGACAGCCACCCAGTCGGCACGAGAGCGCGTCGCTGCAACGACTCGCTTTATATTGTACGCCACCTGTCTAGTATATCTCATTAACCGTGACCCCCGCGTATTTGCCCTTGGTATCCTCGCACTTGTTATTCTGTACTACCTCTTCACGATGAATATGATTTCTGATGGAAAATTGCGTGGATCTGTCACAGACGGACGTGCTCCAGATCCTCTCCGTGATAATGTGACTCTTCCGACCTTTGATAATCCAATGGGAAATGTACTTTTAAGTGATTACGTAGATGCTCCAGACCGTCCAGCTGCTGCCTGGTACCCAAGCATGCGCACAGAGGTCCAGAATACCTGGAGCCAGATTCATCCATTCGAACGTCAGCGTGATGCCGAGCGCAACTTTTACACAGCACCTGTAAGCACTATTCCTAACGATATGGCTGCTTTCGCTTACGGAGCCTTTGGTAAGCCATTTGCACCCAAATGTAACGACCAAGGAGGAGCCGCTTGCGATCCAGACCGGTTCTACTCCGCCTTCCCAGAGAGTGTCCAGATGCGTGCAGGAAATGGAGGTGGTTACGGTGCCGGAAGCAAATAAAATATACCCATCTATTAATAAAATGCCAACGCTCGATACGAGCCCATTGACTCTTGAGAAGGGAGTGTGGTTTGGTCCTGCTCAGGTGGTCCTTGCAGACAAAACAGACGTGGAGAGCACTCTTCGTGAGCAAACGACATCTGCATGGAAAAAGGGCTGGTCAGAGAAGGCGTACGATTTCCCCAACACGTATGTGAATCTGCCACTCCGTGTTCTGTGGTGGAACCCAATCAACACTTTTGGTGACATTCAGAACGACCGTTTTGATCAGCGTTACAACAGCAAAAAACCAAAAACTTTTGGGCGTTGAGCCCCAGTTCCGAAGGAACTGTCCTTTTCACTGTTCTATAAAAAGATATCTGAATAGTAATAATGGACCCTTTGGCTATAGCAGCCGTAGTTGGTCTTGTGTTTGCCGGTAAGACTCTTGCGGATGGGCGCAGTGATAGCCCCCAGAAAAGCCGTAAACCAATCCCAGCAAACACGAAACCCCTGACTCGTCGTGATATTGATCTCATGTCAAACGCCCGTAATCACACAAAAGACTTTACTGATTCGTTCAACACATTTCCAGATGTAGGTCGGCGCATCGGTGACTACCGTCTTCAGCCAAAAGAGGCGGTTCCGAACCTTCAGGACATTACACAGACAAATTCCCGTTTTCCATACGGTCAGCCCGTCTATGATTTGTACAACCGTCAATATGTCACGAATAAGATGAATAACGTGAGCCCTCTCGAGGCGCCCAACACGGTCGGTCCAGGTCTGGGCGTCGGACCGAACGTTCGCGCAGCTGGTGGTTTCCACGACTATTTCCGTGCTTTGCCAGTGAATATTAATGAAGAGAAATTGACAACGATTGAAGGTCGTCCAGGTCCTCCTAATCCCGTGGTTAAGAATGGCGGTGCTGCATACATCGGTGATATCACGCACCAAGCCGCTCAAACCAAGACTGCTTACCGTTCGCCAGGTGCATATGGCGGTGGTGGTCCTCAAAGCGCTTTCGTTGCTCCCGAGGGTCGTCCAGATTTCCTTAAAACTCGCATGACAACAAAGCGCCAAGAAACCGGCTTCCGTTCGGACACGCTCTCGGAAGGTCCTCCGGCTTTCTTCGTTCAACAGCCCTATGCCGAGGGCAAGACGTGCTACACAGATACCACACTCACCCGTGCAAGTGGCGATCGCTCCAAGCCTGATCGTGCAGCGAACGGTGCTCGTATGAACGTTCGCAACGACCCAGTCAACCAGGTTGGTGCCGCCACACAGCTCCGCCCAGAGGCATACAGTCTCCCAGTACCACCCATGGGTCCCACCGGTTCCAACCAGGGACGTGGTGTCTTACCCCCCACATTCGACGATCCTCTCAATGAATTCAAACCAAATCCAAATCCACGTGCACAGACAGATTTCCTTGATATCGCAATTCAACAACTTGAAAAGAATCCTTTGGCGTATTCTCTCGCCGCCCCCAAGCAGGCTGACCCAGTAATGGACACCAAGCCTTTCAATACGGTTTCCGTAAATTAGTTATAGCTCCGTTAAAAAAATATCGACTCAAAGTAAATGTCGGGAGGTGTTGTTCAACTCGTAGCCGTCGGACCTCAGGATGCTTGGCTCACCGGCAAGCCCGAGGTTTCTTTCTACCGGTCGAATTACAAGCGTTACACTCACTATGCCAACTCTGTTGAGCGTCAGGTGATTCAGGGAACTCCAATTGCGAACGGTATTTCCACGATCCGCTTCGAGAAGAAGGGCGACCTTCTGTCATATGTGTACTTTACAGCCCGTGATAACAACGGTGCTGGTATCACGGGCCTGGACTGGTCCAAGGTGATTGACAAGGTTGAGTTGCTCATCGGCGGTCAGATTGTGGACACCCAGGACTTTGAGTACATGGCTGATATCGAGCCAATTGTGGGTGGTCGCACATTCTCCGAGCGGTACCTGAACCTGAACCCATCTGGTCCTAATAACCAGAAGAATGCATTCTTCCCTCTCAAGTTTTTCTTCTGCAAGGAGTGGTCGTTGGCTCTGCCCCTGATCGGTCTCCAGTTCCACGATGTGGAGATTCGCATCACCTGGTCTCCTTACCTGAACCAGAACATCACCGTCGGTCCCACCACTTACCCAGTTCTGAGCGCTCCTAACGGAACCGTGAACGTTTTCAGCGTGTCCCAGGGAAGCTTCGCCTACTCCAACACGGCAAACTTGGTTACTTCCCAGACCATCGGTCCTCTGTTCCCCGGCATGCTCCTCGCCTCTGCCACCTCTAACCTGCAGGCGAACGTGGTGGTCGTCCAGGGCTTTTCCTCGAACGCAACCGCCACACTCACATCCAACGCAGCTTGGTCGAACATCTTTATCGCCGGTTCTAACACTGGTGTTATAAACGCAGCTTCCATCTTCAGTGCATCCGTGGGTGGTGCCCTCTCTGCCTACGCTCCAGTGGCTTTCGCCCAGATTCCTCTCGCGGTCGCTGCAGGTACATCCGCCGCCACAACGAGCACCCTTACACTGACACAGGTGTCTAGCTACAGCGGTGCTGGATCCCTGGCAATCGGTCAATATGTGGCTGGTCTGCCTTTCAACGGTCCAATTTACGTGTCTAATATCCTCGGCTCGACCATCATTGTCACTTACCCATCCCAGATTCCCGGTCCAATTCTGGCGGGTACGACCGTCTCTTTCTTCACAGGAACTTCTAATACCGTCACCCCTTACTCCCAGCTTCAGTACCTGGCATGGTCCAACTTCGTGTACCTGGACCAGTCCGAGCGTGATTGGTTCGCCAAGGAGAAACAGGACTTGCTCATCACCCAGGTACAGCGTGTGGTCATGGGCTCTAACCCAGTCCAGGAGCTTGCACTGGCTCAACCCGTCAAGTTTATCGCATTCCCTTGTGTGAACTACACCCAGATTTACGCAAACGGTAACGGCTCTGTAGCCGCCGCCAACTACCAACTCAAGACGCAGGTGAACGGCGTGGATGTGGGCGACTCCCGCCATATGGTTCACTGGGTCGATATTCCACAGTACTACAACACTCCATACGGATACATCCACAACAACACCACTGCCAACGTGGCTATCATTTCTTACTGT